AAAGTGGCTTAAATAGGGCTTAAAATGGTTTGTTACACCCCTTATCCTCACTACATATAATTTCCAACACAATACAAAAAAACTACCTAAAAATAAGGGCTATTTGGACTAAATAAAAATAAAGATTTGGGCACGAAAAAGGGGGCTAAATTGCGCCCCCCCCTGTTTAGTTATTATTTCAGTTCTATTTTATCTCTACAAATTGTTAAGGCTTACAAAGGTTAAGGCTCTATTAATTGCGTGGGGCAATACGTTGTAGTGTTCAGCCATGCGCTCAACCTTTAAAAAGTTATTTGCATAATCTTTATTAATGTGCCTACAAATTTCAACAAAGTGCGCCTCTAATAATGCAAAGGGTTTGGTTGATAAGTACGCCAACAAACTACTTTTATCAATTACCCCTGAACACTTTATTTCATATCCACAAAAGTGTGCGGTATTTAGTTCAGGCGCATAAGCGTGAGTTTCAATACCTGTCAAAAAGTGTAGTAACTTTTCAGCCATATAAACTTTTTCTAAATTTTCAGCCTTTATTATTACCTCACGTTGGAAATCATAAGCGGTAATTTTTTCGGGTTGCATTTCGGCTAATTTGTTTTTCATTTCCCTGTAATAATTAACCCGCTCAACTTTTGTGCTTGAAATGTGAGGCGTAAAATTTGGCGTTGCATTTATTTGCTCAATTATGTAGTTCAGTTTTTGTTCAGTTGTTTCCATATCTTAATAAATTAAGGTTGAGTATTCATCCATAAACTTTTCGTATAAAATAGCCCACGCTAATTGTTCGGGGGTTTGGGCGTGTTCACCCGTTGTATCATTATAAAAATCAAAGGGGCGTTCCTCATTTATAATGTCCCAACAATTTGAGCGGTAAATTGTAGCCCTGTCAAGTTCCTGATGCAATATGTCCTCCCTTTGTTCTTGTTCATGCTCTAACAATAGGTTGGCAATATCCTCTAAAAGTTCTCTAATGTTTTGTGGTTTCATAGTTCTAAAGATTAAGCGTTAAATAAAAATAGGTTGATAATACAAAAGGCGATTAGGACTAACATAGTCAGCACCGCCAGGGTCATTTGTTTTAATTCGTTTTTCATAGTGGCATAAATTAGGTTAATTAATAAAGTTTCTTTTCAATGGCGGTTACCTCTGTTTTTGGTAGTTCGGAAATGGCATCTAAATAATTGTCATAAGCTACCTCACAAATCTTATCATATTTGGCGCATAGTTTCTCATCACCCTCGCCATCGGCTTTGTTCCTTAAATCATTGTTTTCATTGTAGCGGATAAGGAACTTGACCGCCTTGTTCACTTGTGATTGGTTTTTTTTGTTCTTAGCGATAATTTTCATAATGTGCAAATTTAATTTGTTAAAGTTTTGTTAAAATTTCAATATAGCCCACCGCGGGCGGTTTCATATCCCAAACGTATATATATAGGATAAGGCGCAAAAATTATGTGTGCATTTATAACACATTTAGAACTTTTGTTATATTTGTAACAAATGAGCAAAAAATATAACAAACCAAATGTTAAAGTTTTCACAAAAATTTGTGTATATCAATTTTATTGCTATGAGTATCTATTTAGAACTAATCTAAATAAGAAAAGGGCTGACCAAACGGACAACCCCTCTTAAATACCTACTATGTTTAATGACCCACTATGTTTAAGAGATGGGCAAACCACCTACTATGTTTAAGAACCCACTCGGTTTAAGAATTGTATTCCCACTCGTGTGTCTTTGTGTTTATTCTAACTTCTCTACCATTCCATTCTTTCCCCATTAAATACCATTTAAAGTTCTTTTGCTGAATCTTTGGCAGTCCTAATGTATCGAGTAGACCGTTCAACCGTTCTTTGGTTGTAACACTAAACCATCCACAAGTATCAATCAAGACTGATTCGCTATGTCCAATCTTTGTGGCTATTTCGTTTCCGTGTAAAGACATTCTCGAAACAGGGGTTGTGCTGCATTCATAACCAGACCAAATATGCATATTTCCCATTCTAAAGTTCTCGTGATTTAAAAACTTCTTTACTGCTAATTGTGTTATCTTTCTCATAATTCCCCTTTGATTATTGTTTGTGTCATTTCAATGTTTGTCAATGCACCGATATATGTTTCATAGTACACCCTTTGTTTTGTTTCTATGTCGGTAACAAAATCATTATTTATTTCGTCCCAAATGTAGTAAACCCATTTTATGTTGTCTGTTTCCATAGTTATTTGATTTTAATGTTCTCTAAATACTCAATATAATCAACTAATGCGTTGATGTAATAAACGTCATCTGTTTTCAGTTCCTCTAATCTATATCCGTAGAAATATTCAATACCATCCTTCGCATCCTTTAGTATCTTTTTCAAGTCAAATTGTTTAGTTTCCATTGCTAAATTGTTTTATTGCGTTGTCTAATTCTTTTTTTGTTTTGTAGATTATTAAATCCCAAAAAGGAGTACCATCCTCTCGTAACTTTTCTCCATCCCAATAACTTATGCTATATTTTGTTTTGCCTATGGGTGGATTTGTAGTGAACCATCGTACTTTTGTCATAGCTATTTGTTTTTGATTTGTTGTTTGTAATTGTTTAGAAAAAAGTTATCGTTGTAGATTCTATTAAATTCCTCAAATAGAATTGTAAGTTCATTTAACTTTACAAGGTCTTTTGCTTTTGTCTTTTTAGGTAGTTTCTTAATTGTCTTTTTCATAACTTAACATATATTGTAAATTGTTTTCCATTTAGATTTATATCTGTGTGAGGCTCTGTAACCTCATAAAAAGAGGGACAATAGTTAATCTCACTTTCTTCATCTGCATCAATCACCAAACTAATTTCATTCCCAATTAATTGGAGTAAATAAAGTTTCTGTTGATTTGTTGTTTGATTATAAAAATCAATTACTTCATCGTGCATTTCGGGTGTCATTTTCATAATTAAAAAGTTAAGTTTTTTCCGATATTCATATTGAACAATAAATAATCCCCCAACACCCAAGCCTCATCATCGTCATCGGCAAGAAATTCATTTGTGTCCGTGTTTAAAATTTCAATGTTCTCCATTGAGTCGCCACAAAGCAAATCAGCCCTTGCCTCATAATTAACACCATTTAAAGTAAAATCAACGCTCAACATTATACAAGAGGCATAAGCATCCTCAAAATTCACTACATAATTTTTTTCTGTTGTTTCCATAGTTGTTTGTTTTAGATTATTGTTCCTTTTTGTTGAAACAAATCTCGCCCTACTATTTTGACTACGCAAATTAAATATGTTAAAATTTTCCTAAAGAAATGTTAAAATGTAAATGACTCATTGCACTAATGAATCCCGCGCGTACGCACACACACGCATATACAAAAAACTTTTCTGACTAACAAAATTATTTTCATTTGGCTACTGATTGGCAATCGGTAGCACTTTTGCTGAGTGGCATCATTGGTAGCGTTACCAATACTTCCAAAAGTTCCAATGACCACAAAACAAAAAGGGCAGACAAAATGCCCACCCTTTAAATACCTACTGCGTTTAATGACCTACTGGGTTTAATTACCCACTATGTTTAAATACCCACTCGGTTTAAGAATTTACTAACGTATTACATACTTTCCAGAATTATGTCCTTGCACTAAATACTCAAGAGCATAACGCATCGCATCCAAATAGTGATTGAATGAATCTACAGGTTTGGCGTTCTTATCTTGCCAAGTGTAGTTATTAAGCTCCCTTACAATTCCGTGAGAGTTTCTATCTACTATAATCTCATAGTCTTGCATAAGTGCAATCCCACTTAAAATACTACCTTGTCTTTTGATAGTAGGTTTAATGTTTACACCCTTGCGCTTTATCTCATTGATTAGTCGAGGCTCTGCACTATCACAGATAATCAAATCCATACCACACTCCATCTTATTGCGTATAGCTATCTCCTCTGTACTCATATTAGGCTTCCCATAAATCTCCCTTACCCATAATCGCCTACCTTCTTTATCTATCGAAATCTTAACAAGAGTTGTCATATCTACCGCAAAACCAAAATCCTGCCCATAGACACTAAGCTCTGTCTGTAAGTAATCACCTACTCTCCAATTCCTATAAACCGCTCCCTCTGCTTTAGATAGCCATCCACCAAGAATCTGGTGCTGGTATTTATCTGGTCTCTTGACCATCATTTCCTGTATCTGACTTAAAAAAGATTCAGATAGGTTTCCTTTGTTATCTCTGTAGTCTGTGTGTATATAAGTAGTATTGCCCTCTTGTCCATTCCAGCCCTCTGGTATTCCATTGTTCTGTATGAACCTTGTATATATCCAATGCTCTTTTGTAGTAGGGTTTAATATAAGAATACACCTGTTCTGCTTGTTCTTACTCCTAACAGAAAAGTCTATCTTATCAAAGACTGATTCATCTACAAGTTCCTCTGCCTCATCCAATACAAAGGTTGTAACGCCATTTAGAGACTTCAGGGCAGCAGTTTGGTTACCAGATGATGTTCTGATACCTTTAAAGATAATGGAGCTTCCTGTGGTCAGATTTATAATCTCATCCTTAGTTATCCTAAAGTCATCCATTGCCTCCATCAAGTTTATCTTCTCTATAAACTCTGGGATAATAGATGTCTGGGCAGATACCATAGTATAACGAGAGAACAGTACCTTATGCCCGTCTTGGTAAGTTAAGTCCAAAAGAAACATAGCTACACCAAAAGACTTCCCAGAGCCTCTACCTCCTGTAATCAGAAAGTATCTTGATGGAGAACTCCATAGCACTTGGTACTTAGGGGCTATCCATATCCCACTATTAACCTGTTCTTCTATCTCTTCTTGATTCATTTCTCAGATGCTATTAATTCCTTCATATATTCGTAATCCTCTTGGGCAACCCTGCTTACCTTATACTCACCATTACACTTGCCTCTAATCCAATTGGACACAGTTACATCGCTAACGCCTAACGCATTTGCGCAGGCGGCGATAGTTGGGTATAGTTGATTTGTTTCCTCGCAGTACACTA